CGCCAGTATCGATAAGTGGATTGTTGAAGCCTTTCTCCATAACAGTTACTTGAGAGTTAGGAGGAGTCATCCAATCGTTCATTACTTTCTGAAGCATTGGTACAAAAACAGGAGCTACACTTTTAGCTGAAGACAGTGCTGACTTACCGCTGGCAACTGATTCGATAATTGCAGCAAAAGCTTTAGGGTCTTGCTTAAGTGCAGCCTTTAGTCCAACTCGCATGAAAGGTCGTGGACCAATCACTTCCTCTTGAAGAGCAGCGATATAAGCATGTGGTAGGTTGTCGTTCTCGGGACCGTAGTTACTTCCTTCAAACCAACCCAATTTTATCTTGACGTTATCTAAGGAATTCAACTCCTTTCGAAGTTTTTCCCATTTACTTTTGTCAACTTTGAGTGTGATCATAGTGGAGCCACAACCCAACGAGGTAGCTCAGGCATTCCATATTGAAACTTGTAGAGGCAGTTAAAAACACCACAATCAGTTTTAGGAATGTTAGCCCGATTAACTGACAAATCCATATCGTTAGCCAGTACATCGCAGCGATCAATCCCAGCGGCATACGGGAGTAGAGTACCAAGACCAAGTGTTGGGTTAGAGTTGAAGCTGCCTAGTAGAAGCTTGTACCAATCAATGGCATTACTCCAAACCTCAATGTCACCTGTAGTCTCACGATAGATCGATTTATTCTTAGCCAAATCCCCGATGATTGCATACAATGCTAGGATAGATGCTTGTCGAACGGAGTTGCCAGACATATCAAGGAAGTATTGAATATCTTCATCTGAGAAGGTGTAGGGTTCACTGCGATCAGAAATAAAGAGGCGTACAGCCTGGATGTTAGATAGAGCCATATTCACCGCCTCTTATAAATTGTTAGCCTTTAAGGGCTTGAAGAATTTCATTTAGTTTAGCAGCTACATCCTTGACGGTTAGCTTGCTGTCAGTGTCTAGCTCTTCAACATCTTTGAATTTAGCGAATGATTCATCGCCAGCTTTAGGAACACGGACTTTACCGAGCTGTTCGTAAAGACTGTCAACTTGTGCTTGGGTGCTAATGAAGCGACCTTCAGGCTTCTTGATGTTCATTACAAACCTCTTTAAAATTTGGGAATGGGAAGGGGACCGAAGTCCCCATATCCCGAACTAGCAATTAAGCTAGGTGTAGGCGGATGACCGCTTGTGGCCGAAGAACAGCGTTTAGCATGTTGGATTCAGACATGATTTCAATCTTGTCCATCTTGCCAGACATTTCTTCAAAGTAGTACTGGGATTGACCAACAGTGTTAACAGTATCAAACCGTAGCGCAGGAGCGAAGTAGGTTTGGAACATGTCAGTTACACCTAGGGGGAAGGCATAAGCATCGCCAGCAGGAATGAAACGCTGAACAACGCCGTTCTGATCGGTGTAAGTACCACGGTACTCAATGAAGCTAACGCCACCGAAGTTAAACACTTGATAACGAGCATCAAGAGGCATACCCTGAACACCAAGACGGGTGGTGAGCGGGTCTTGCTCACGGCGGTAGTACTTGTACACTTCAGTGATATAGGGGTTAGTGATTAGGGCTTGGAAGTACTCAGGGGAGCACACAACCACGAAATCACTAACAACTTGACCATTTAGTAGACCATCCTGAACGCCGGAAATGATCTGACCAGTATAGCTCAGGGGATCAACGTTGCTGTTAGCTAGGTCAGTGGTAATCTCGGTACGGGTAACGCCGAACTCGTTGTAGTAGTTTACGGTAGGGCCGTAAGCACGAGCTAGGGTGCCGGAAGGAGCATACACAGTACCGCTGGTGATGATTTGCATACGAGCGACTTCTGCTAGTTGAGCATAACGACGACGTAGAGCATCCATCTTGCGAGCACGGACGTTAGCAGCGCTTTCAAGGTCTAGGTTCTGAGCAAAGTTTTCCCAAGAGATGATACCCTGTAGATCACGGGGTAGAATAGCGGTGTCTAGTGGGAAATGGGGGATTGGAAAGGTGTAGATGCCACGGCTGGTGGGCTTGATGGTGCTGTTACGCTCATCCCAGTTACGATCAACTGGTAGACCATCAACTTCAGTCATGGAACTTACAGCAACGGTATCCTGGGTAACGCCCTGCTCATTGAACAGACCCATGGAATTGATAAGACCCCACTGGTTGGGGATGGTAACTAGCTGGTTAGTAAGTTCTAGTACGCGACCAGTGTTATTGGGTTGAAAAGCAATAGCCATATTAATTATACTCCAGATTGATATATTTTAAGAGAGGCGCTTAGCAAGCGATCTCAACTAGAACGCCCTGCTCTTCGAGCTTACCCTTTAGGGTCTCAATCTGAGCAGCATTGAATTGGGTGTTAACTTGCTTGATGAGGTAGTCAGAAAGAATTACTTCATCACGAACGAAAGCAACAGCTTTAGCGTCCTGACCAGCAGTCATAGCGAAAGAAGGCTTCCAGCTAAAACGATCACCGAAGACAACGGCAAACTTGGTGCCAGCGGTGGTTAGGTCAGCAGCTACAGCTTTGTGGTAAGTGGTGTCAGCAGCAGCTTTAGCAACTACAGTGCCCATGACAACAGCAGAAGCGTCACCAGCAGCAGCGAAGTTTAGGGTGATTACTTTACGAGCGTAACCAACACTGGGATCAAGTTCATGTACAACTAGGTCGCCAAGGGTGCGGTAGGTTAGGTCAAGAATAGCCATTAGATATAGTCCTCGAATTACTTAGTTTTGTATTGTTTTTTAATTGCAGCAGCGAGAGCTTCTTCCATAGAGGGATTAGTCTCAACCTTAGTATCCGCACCCATCTCAGTGAAAAGGGCAGATTGTTTTTCGCCAACAGAGGCGAATTCTAGAGCACCAACCATCGCTTCAAATAGAGCGTCGTCAGCACCTTCAAACTTAGCGGAAAGTTCAGCAGCCTTCTCAGTACCAACAGCAGCAGTTAGCTTGTCAAGGCGAGCTTGAGCAACAGCTTGTTTGGCAGTCAGTTCAGCAGCTTCTTTTTCAGCTTGGAATACAGCTAGTTTAGCTTGGGCTTCTTCTAGAGCAGCCCGCATATCAGCAGCACCGTCTACAATAGCTTGTAGCTCCATAATCTTTTCATCTTTAGCGGCAAGAAGAACTTGAGCCTCAGATAGTTGGGTTTGAGTGAGTTCAAGTTGTTGCATTTCTGCCTCGCTTGGTTTAGAAGATTTCATATTAAGGATTTTATCTTTGAACATAGTAGTCTCTTTCTGAGCTGTATCAGCCAAATGTTTGTAAAACTCTTCATGAGTCATTACATCATCTGCTAGACCCAGCTCCAAAGCTTTCTTAGGTAGAAAGGTTTTGGCCTCAGTTGATCTAACAGTTTCTAACGAGATGCCACGATGTTCTGCAACAAACTCGGTAAAACCTTCATACAAGCTATCAACTTTTTCTTGTATATCGGCTAAGAACTCTTTTCGGAACTTACCATCTTCTGCATAGGGGATTTTACTATCTCCCGCAAAGACAAAAGTCCTTTCATAACCATTCATCTCAAGATTCTTGCTATCGTTCATTAGCCGAACGACAACACCGATAGAACCAACCTCAGCTTGAGGATTAACAATGATTTGATCAGCAATACTGATTAAGCCATAGCAAGCAGAAGCTGCTATACCATCTACATAGGAGAGAATCTTAACACCAGCATCATTTGCCTTGTTTCGCAGATACTGAGCAGTTTCAAACATCATGTAGGCTTCACCGCCGCCAGAGTCTGCCTCAAGTACGAGAGTTTTCATGCCTGCTGCTACAAGATTGTCCATCTCTTGCATTAGACCAGTGTAACTTGTACCACCACAATCAAAGCCCATCATAGTTACAGGCTTATAGGTCAGTGGTCCATCGATTGACATAATGCCAACTTTGGTATCTGGATTGTAGTAGCTTGAGCGAAGCTCTCGTCCATCATCTTCTTCGGACGAATCTAAACCAACACTGTTACGATGCTCTAAATAGCTCATAACAGCTTCGAAGCTTTTAGCCTCAATCAAATGAGGCGTATTATATAACTTCTTAGTTAGAAGCTTAAGTTCATGAGCCATTTAGTTTTCCTTATTACTTGTTGAACTGTCACCAGAGCTTCCATCTGAGCTTCCAGTACCGTTACTCATTCCTTCAACCATTCCACTACCAGATGCTGAAGTCATTTGACCAAGAAGCTCATTAAGATCATCTTGACTCATGTTCTCATCAACCCGATCAGGAAGACCAAGTTGTTCAGCAACATAGTTAATGTTACGAGGAGTAGGAGCTACTAGACCAGTTGCTTTAGTACGCTGTAGTGCAGATGATAGTACGTCAATATCCCGTTCATCAATATCACCATATACAAGCTTTGGCATATCAACAGGATTCCAACCATTCAACTGAGCAAGCTGCTTGATAAGATCGTTGTTGAATTGATCTTGAATTTCCATTAGAGCAGCTTCAATGCGAGTTGCAATGATTGAAGTCTTACTATCAGCCAGAGAGTAACTACCAGATGCACCCTGACCAAGCTTAAGAACGTCAGCAAAGAATGACATGAGGATTTCATTACTGTAACGATTGATGATGTCACCAACGTTATAGCTCTTACTGCCTGTCACACCAGCTAGTTCAAACTCAAATAGCTTATTGCCGGTATCGTCTCTTACGCCAGGAAGAATCAAGCCTTCTTGTTCATCGCGATGCACATTACGAATAACACGTTTGAGATATTCATAAACGGCTTTATCAGCTTCAGAAGCACCATCTGACATATACTGTGCAGGGATGGTTAAGATTGGAAGACCACGTAAGTCTTTAGCAACACCCACAGCTTCAGATTCTTCAAGGGCTTTCTTGAACTTCCAGCTTTCCCAGCAGTAGACTAGAGGGCTAGTACCAGTGGGTGAATTACGGCGAGAGTTAGCACGAAACAACATGAACTTTTCACGAGGGATAAGTTTGCCAGGGGCAATCTCAAACTCGTTTACAGCACCATTGTTTTTGCGATACCATTGACGGACACCAGTAAGCTCACGGTTATCTTCATCATACTCCCACTTAGCAATCGTTTCTTGGGCACGAGGAGTGATCTTCTTGATACCTACAAGACCATCGTTGTAATAGGAGCCTTGTGAACGTAGGCGGCGGCGAAACACCTTCTCCATCACACAGAAGCCGTAAGTATTAAAGCTGCTAATCTCTTTGATTACTTCAAGAAGAGAGCAATCCATGTCTTGGATAACTTCTTCAAGATATTGTTTTTTACGCTTAAGATCATCTGAGGCATCGTGTGGAATTTGAACCTTCCACTTTACCTTAGAGATCATAGTCTCAAGAAGTTGAATGGCACTACTGATCGTTGCATCACGACGCATTTTGTCAAATGTGTAAATGCACTGAGGCCATTGAAGTTCATACTGACAGGATTCAAGGACACTACCACCAAGGACAGTAAGACCTGGCTGGCCTACTTCACCAAGGCGCAATCTAGGGATTGCAACATCAGTCCCTTGAGTGAGGGGAGCCTGTTCTGTATCAGCCATAGAGGCTCCTTATCGTATAGAAGTTAATGGATTCTTTACTTGTTCAAAACCAAAGCCAGTCATTCCGGGTAAGAAGTTTGGAATTGTAATCTTCTGGGCTAGCATCAAGAAGGCATCACCACAGGCATCCACCATGTCATCTTTTTGGTTACGATTGTTTGGAACGAAGTCTTCCATTTCTTTATAGAAGAAATCATTATCGCTTGATAATCCTGATTCCAAACAGTTAGCACAACCTTTGACGATCTTGACTGAACCAGACTCAGCAGCAGCAGCAAAGGGACGAAAACGTTCTAGCTTGCTTCTATTGGTAGTTTTCCCTTTAGCGTAGTAGCCGTTCTCTGCAATCTGACGAATCATCATCTGAGCAGCAGCTTTACCAGCTTGACCCGGTTCAATAGGTAGGATAACATCAACCCCATGACCATCTTGTTCTGCATTCTTGAGGATGTGAACCATAAGATCACCGTAACGTGCCCTTAGTCGACAAACATCGAGAATCACATACTGACCAGACTTGAGTCTTGCCATTTTAACAGATGCTGTATAGTCAGGATTAGGATTGCTCTCTGAAGCTAGTGTACCTGCAAGGTCGTAGGCACGAACTACCTTCTCAATCTCATCTTCTGATGGGTAATCAATAAGTTCAGGCTCAACCCACTCACGTTTAAAGAAGCCACTTGATTCTTCACGAGCTTCCCAGTTACCCTCAAGCAAGCGTTCTTTTTCAACACGCTTAAGGTTTTCAAGGAAGGTTAGGTAGTCAGGGTTAGCTTCAATTACTGGAGGATTGTCATAGATTCTAGCGCTAATGAACTGGAAAGATAGAGGTTTAGCTTTGTCACCATACTTCTCTACTAACTCTTCTCGGGAGTCTCCCCAAATCATCTGGTTGTTTCTTTGAATAAACCAGCGAATTCTTCCATCCTTCTCAGGATCAGGACGACCAAACAGAGGGTGATCTTTAGGATAAAGATACCAGTCAATCCATTTGCGTAGGTACGAAGAGGGATCGGGGTTGCAGGTTAGTCGGATGTTACCATCCATCTTTGCCTTGGATCGCAGTCGAGAAAGTAGCCACAAAATATGACCTTCTGCTGCTTGCGTAGCTTCGTCGTAGAGGATAGAGGAGATTTCAATACCTTGATAAGTATCTCCCGCTTTATCGTCTTCGTAGTGGGAGAAGGCAATTACAGCCCCACTTGGAAACTTGATTAACTGATTTTTATAACCGATTTTGACTCTCGGCTCAAAAGCTTTATATAGAGAACAAGCGGCGTCAAACAAACCACCGCTTTTCATCAACATAGTTGAGTTCTTACGAATTACATAACCGCGGTAGTTTGGATCATCAATATATTTAAGATGGTGTAGAAGACCACAGTAAGACTTACCTGCTCCTGCTGCACCACCATACACAACGATTTTAGCTTCGCTTTGTAGGAACATGGCCTGCTTTTCGCTAGCAGGGCCAAATGATACAGCCTCGCTCATGTCATCTCCTATAGAATAAAAACCGGCTAAGCTTTATTTACAACCTAACCGGGAAAAGGATTAACAGCATTTCGCTTTTTATTAGATCAATCCTTCTTATTAACTTTTTGAATTTCTCTGAATTCATTTAGCCATTATAAGCGTGAAGTTGCTACACGTCAATACCCTAATAGCATATTTCTATCGAAATTCATAAAATAATTGATTTTGACTAATCTCTTTTTCAAAGATAGGTCTATTTTGTTCAATATAGCAATTCTTTTCTTCCTGACTCATGTTCTGCTGAGTAACGCAATGAAGAACATCCTCAGCTTTAATCCAAGTCATGAGTTTAAGAGGACTAGGAAAACCTTCACTACCAATCAATCCTGATCTGTGTACACGCGATTGATAACCGGCGTCTTCATACCCATATCGGTTGTAGGCTATATTGTAGCCGCCGATGGTTCCAAGAAGGGTCTTGGAATAGAAAGAAAAAGCACCTATGAGATTGTTCCAATAGATAACTTCACCTTCTACCTTTAACACTTCGTCTCTAAAAGGGTCAGGAATACCGAACCAATGGCAACCAGATTTCAAGTGGTGATCAATTGTGTAATCAATCCAACCAGAACGAATAGGATATGTGTCATCGTCAAAGAGATAGATGAAATCATAGTCAGCAAACTTAGCTAAGCATTTATTACGCATCTTAGCTGGGCCTTCAAGTTTCTCATCCAATTGAACATGGAAGTCTACTTGATGTCTGATTGATTCAATATGATACTCTTGAATTTTTCTCTTACCTGCTGTGATAACTCCAACACCTACCCTGCTCATAGCGATTCGATAATCTCACGGCGAATCTTGTTAGCATCCTCTAGCTGGTAATGGGTACGAACATGCTCAGCAAGCTCAAGACCTTTATCTTTACGATATTCATCATCTTTCAAAAGCTTCTGTATAGCGCTACGCCAGCTATTCTCGCTATTGCCGTAGATTACCACATCTTTATCAAGATCATTGAGATAAGGGTGTACACGAGAGCATACAATAGGTAATCCCTTAGCTCCTGCCTCCAAGACTTTCAGATTGCTTTTACAAGCATTGAAATTGTTCTTTTCAAGTGGAGCCAGTGCAATCTTGTGACCTTCATACAAATTCATGTAACTATCTAACGTAGCCTGGGGTTTAGTAGATACTCCACGAAACCGTTTAGTAACCTCTTCCCAAACTTGGCAATCTTTGTTAACTCCGCCAATTGTAAGCTCATTCAAAGGAACAGCTTTACGGATGAGTTCCAAATCATGCAAGTGCGTGTTTCCGCCTACATACGTCAAAGGTGTACCAGATTCAAAATCTTGATTTAGACAAAATTGACCTTGATCAAACTTGATGGCATTTGGTACTACGACAATTTCACCATTTACATAAGACTCTAACTCAGATGCAAGATAGCTATTGGTGACAGTGACAACATCAGCAAGCTCAAGCAAAGCCTTGAAGCGTTCTGGCATATTCTGTTGACGGTAGGTGTCTTTAAGAATATGATTTGCAGACAAGATGAAATGGTCATCCATATCATGGATAAGTTTAATTCCGTTAGCTTTGTATTCACGAAGCTTTTCAAGCGGAATGGCTGAGAGGCGACTGAACCAAATCGTTGTAGTTTTAGGCTTAGGAATATCTTCACCAAAAGCTTCTAAACTGGTTCCAATACGATGGAACCAGCAACCAGACGTCGGTCTCATTTCCACAAGAAGATCACCGAACTGTTGAAGTTGTACGGTACTCATTTGACCTCCTTGTAATTCTGATAATAAGAGATGAGAGCATTTCTAATCTTCTCATCAGTAATAGAGTCAGCTAAAAGCTTTGCTTTTTCTATTTTAGCAGCTAACCAGGCATCGTGCGCAAGCTCTGGCGTGTCGTATCTACCAAGCATCTTGCACTTTTTCTTGTCATCGGATTTCATGGAAATACTGGCTTTAAATTTACCAGTGCTTTTATCAAAATGAACTCCAATAGGCCAATCGCCTCTTCTCTTATTACTCTCAGTGATAAAATTGTTAATTTTTTGATCTACAAATAGACAAGTTTCGGGGCTATAGATTTTATTACCTGGGAAAAGAAGGTCTTTGTCTAAAGCTTTACCTTCCCAATCTTGTTGACACATCCATGCCCTGAACTTAGAAAATTTAATCCACTCAGGGCAAACTGAACAAGATTCGTAACTAGGAAATTTAGCCTCCATTTCATAACTATAGCATCGGCGAATCATATCAACCCATTTACTATAAAAAGGACATTTCCAAACTACCTTTCTTTTAATTTTCCCAGTTAACGGATCTACGTCTTTAATCTCAAGCTGAGTTGCCGTAGTGGAGTCATTAATTCCAATACCATAAACAAGCTTTTTACCGGGTCCACGACCCTTCTTCTCTTTTGTTTCCAAAATTATTCTCCTA